TTATTTGATCCCGCCCCTTGTGTGTATGTCTCTGATTGAGATACAGATATTGGTTGGGTGGCGTCGTTTATCGTTAGGTCGTTTATGTAATTTCCTATAGCGCTAACACGTCGAGTATAATTTCCACTTAATGTACCTGCCATATTTTCACCTCCTTAAAAGGTAGGGCGGATTTTACACCGCCCAGTTATAAAAAGGTTAATCGCTCTGCGTGGCAGAGTTCAGGTCTTCTTTTTTGTAAAAAACATTACCGCGAACGTAAGAACACGTAACGTTGTCTGTCCCGGTGTCGTCACTTTCAGCGATATACAGGCGGACGTGCGTAAAACTGTTGGCGGTGTCCAAGTCAGCCGCCTTGCAATCGAATATAAACGTTTGACCGTCCGCTACAGTTGCCGATGGCGTGATTGATTTTCCGGTAACTACTTTTACGCCAGTTCCGCTAGAGTCGGTAGCCTGTTGCAAAACGCAAGTGTCGAGTGTGTCAGTAGCGTCCCAAGTTCCGATTTCTGCGATAGCCATAAAAATATCAGCTTCCGCAAGAGATACCCATCCAAGAGTATCATCAGAACCCCAGATATTAGTCCCGCCAATGTCAGTTGTTTCATAAACCTTAACTAAAAGATTTTCACTTAATTTATTCATCATTACCTCCCTTGTTATCTTGCCGCCAAAACGACAAACGGTGAAAGATCATTCGCACCAAGATACGGAGTTAGTGCAGAGTTCCACGCCGGGCGCCCGTCGTTTCGAAGAACAAATCTAAACGCCTGAAGATCGTAATCAAACCACAGGTGCATAGAGGAAGCGGTCTTGACTCCGCCTTTGTCGCCAATATAATACTGTGACCAGTCAACAAGCGCAATGTCGCCCTGATCGCCAAGTGTCGCGCACTTCTCAGTAAAGATAACCGGATAACCCATAAGCGTATTATGAGGTCGTCCGACTGATCCGTCGGCAGGCATCCAAACAGGAACCCCGCCTGTGCCAATAGGCAATCCCATTGTCGCAAGCTCTTTGAAAGTATCGCGGTTAGCAAGCCATGTCACGGCGTTTTCGTTTACCGGGAAGAAACTTTGATACATACTCAAGATGTTTCTCCAAACGATTGTATCGGCAACCTGTCCAAGTTCCGCGGTAACGGCTTCAAGGGCAGGGTTGGCGGCATTCAAAACGCCAATTGGCATACCAACGCCAGTACCGTTAATAAAGTCTGCGTCAGCCTGGAAAGCGATAGCGGCAGGAACGTTCGTGTTCAACAGAGTCTCGATACTTTGCGGGCTGTCTTCGATTAGTTCGTCACTTGCGGCACATAGCACGACAAGTTTATGGACGTTAAGTTCCATAGAAGCAAAGTGTGGTTTGGATTGTGTTTTTTGCGCGGCTTCGCCAGGTCTATAAATAGTTACTCCGCCGAAAAAGTTTGTTGAATGGTCGTTGTCAACCATTGTCGGAATGGTAATACGATTAGTTTTCATTGGGATGACTGTCGCTCTACTCATTGCAATTGATTTCTCAAGAGCGGGCGGCAACCAAGTTTTTCCGATTTCTGTTGGCACGAGATAACCACCTTGAGAGTCGTCACCTTCAATCAGCGTGGTCTTTGATACACCGCGCCACGTTTTCAGCGTTTCGGTTTCTTCGTGTCCAGCACCACAGGCCGAGTGTACGTCTTGAAGGAACTGTCCTTTTGTTTTAAACCCGCCCATTGGGTCATCTTCAATACGATCTTTACCGACAATAACGCCCTTAAATTTTTCGTCAGCTTGCGAAAGAACGTCTGCAAATTTCTTTGTTACAAGACTCTCAATAGAGTCGAGGGCCTTTTCCATTTCTTTGGCGGCCTCTTTTTGTGCGGCTTCTTTTTCCGCATCGTAAGGAACTGCGATAGAATTTTTAATCAGGGTGGCGGCGACTTCTTCTTCGAGATTGTCGATAATTGCATCCTTCTTAAATTCTCCCCAGTTCAAGAGAAGTTTATACTGTTTCATGTTTGTTTCCTTTGTAAAAATTAATAACTATAATAAATGCCTGTCTCTTTTCGGTTCACCTTTCCAGACGGTTAAGGCTCCGATCATTAACTACAGCCTACCTCTTGCTTTTAATATTGCCTCGTCTGTTATTTCTGATAATATCTGTTGTAAACTTTTTTCTTCTTTTGTAACAATACCCACTTGACGGGGTACTAATCGCGGTTGTTTTTTAGGTATCTCGACAAGCCTTGGCTGAAGCGGTTCTGGTTTTTCTTCGACTTCTTTCTCAACAGTTTTATCCGGGTCAGGTGAGTTTTGCCCGGCTCCGGGGCGGTCGGCTCTTCGCATGGTTCCGCCACACTCAGGACACGGCACGTCTTTGCAATGCTCTTCAAGTTCTGTTTTGTAGTCGCATTTAATACACTCACATTTGTATTTTTCCTTTTCCCCAGTCTCGATATTCTCTACCACTTCTTCCACTTCCGGGGTTTTCAACTCAGACGGTAAACTTATCCCCTTGCTGATGGCAATATTTACCGCGTTTATATTTGACGGAACTGGAACGTCAGAGTGCTCAAGAAGCAGCCATTTGGTTACGATTCTTTTTACGCCTTTGAAGTATTTCCGAGATTCCGCCCATTTGTCTTTTAGTGCGTCAACGAGTTCGCCCCACCCCTTTTCGCCGTTCTCTATACCTCCGAGCGGTATGAATCCGACGCTTGACGTGTTGAGGTGGCCTTGTTTGATCATATCCCATGTATAGTTCGCAAGCTCCGCAAGTTCCCCGCCCTTAGAGCTGTCAGGGATAACGTATCTGGTCTTGACCCTGATGCCGGACTTGTAAGTTTTAATCCAATCATCAGAGCCTAATTGTTTTGTGTAATCGTGACACCAAAGAACTGGTATCCGAGTACCCTTTTCAAAGTCAGTATAAATACATCCTTCAGGAAGTAGAATTTCGTTATCCCGGTCAATGTGCCTTGTTGACACCCACCTTTCAACCGTCCGCTCGTTGCCGTTAATGTCTTTGGTTTCGATTGTGTCGGCGACATATTTCCTGATGACATCGATTTCCTCATAGTTTGCGTCTGGTATGTTTTCTTTAATTGCGCTTTTGATAGCGTCACTAAGGCCGTGGTATTTTGGATTTCCTTCGAGACATGGCAAAAACTGCGAAAGCTTCATTTTTGACTTCATTTTATTAACTCCCTGAAAAGTATAAAAAAAACCCGCCAACTGTTGCATATATTGCAAGAGTTCAACGGGTCTATTCCATTCAAGCGGCGTGATCAATAGACAATCACGCACGGTTAATTATGCCGTCCGCTTGTTTAATTTTTGGTAGCGCTGGTAGGATTTGAACCTACGACCTCCTGCGTCCAAGGCAGGCAGGGACAACCAAACTCCCCTACAGCACTATAATTTAAAGTTCCAGAGAAAAACCTTTAGGGTTTTGTTGTATATCAAGCCTCGCATAAAGATACTTTAAATTTATTTTCTCTTTACGATCAGTAACCCTGTCTCTGGTTATTCGTTATAAAGAGCAACAACCTTTCCGGTTGCAAAATATCATCTAATTGTGAGGGATTTTATTCGTGGTGTTGTCTATTTATACCACGTAGATTTGATTTGTCAAGAAGTTTTTTATTTTTTTTCTAAAATTTTATTTAATCGTCCTCTGGATAGAACACGATACACGGAACGCCCTCGTCTTCTTTCATCAGGTAGTCCCCTGTAAACCCCGCCGATATTAGCTCTGCGTTTAATTCACGCTGTCCAAACGTTTTGGCCTCTTCATCCCAGAAAGCGGGGATTACATACTGTAGCTTTAGGTCGCCGCCCCACATATCGGTAGACGTTGTAATGACAATTGCCTTTGGGTCGCATTGCTGTAATTTTTCAATAAGCTGTTCAACGTTCATTGTTTCACCTCTTTGTTTTTACACGGACAATCTTTAGCCCCTCTTTCCTGCCACACTCCACACTCACCACCGGACGATAAATGGATACACGGTAGGCGCACCTCGTCTGGCTCGTCTATGTATTTCCATTTAGTTATGGAGTCCATCCATATTTGCACAACCGTTGGCAGCCATTCTTTTTTCTCTCCTGTAAAGTTTTTATTAATTTAGCTCTGTGTCTTAACTCACACAATTATATCATGCTATACATGAATGTCAAGAATAAAAATAAAGTTTTTTTAATATTTCTTTAATTACTTAGGGGCTGTAGGTATCTGACGTGAAATTATTTTTTCTTTGGTAGTTTTATTTCCGCTGTTTTGTCTCGACATTTTCGCAGGCACTTCAGGCATATTACCTTGCCTTCCCGGACGAAATACCCGTGAGTGATTTTAGCTTGGCAGAGTGAGCATGTTTTCGATGGGCGAAAGGCCATTGTCAATCTCCGTTCAATTTTTAGTAAAGGGAGCAACACCGAGTCCGGAATAAATTTTATACGCCCTACTGACTCCGCTTTTTTCAGCAACCACATATACCCCGTCGTCACTACCCCTGAAGGTTCCTATAATTTTGCAACCGTCACTTTCAAGTTCTTTTTTAGCTTTAATTATGTTTTGGTCGTCCATTGTCAATCCCCTTATTTTACAATCGCTATCGTCGAACATCTACAGCTTGGGTGAAGTGGCGGGGCGTCAACGTCAGAGTAGCCAAAAGACATTGAGACTTTACCGGGCTTGCCATCTGCGTTCATTATCGGCTTGCCATCCTTGTCAACGTTTGGCACGGTATAAGGATCTCCGCCTTGCTCGAAATATGGCTTTTCAAGAGCGACCGTTTTGCCGTTCATGGCCTGACAAAATGGGCAGGCATCACCAAAAGCCAGCCATTCTTTACCTGACACAACGTCGCTTTCAATCCAGCTTTGAAGTTGTCCTTGTTCTAACGCCCGTTTGGATTCGGTTCTTGAGATCATTTCGGCCCGGCGTTTGTTTATCGCTACCCCGTGATTCTCTTTTATTTTCTTAACGATGTAAGCGTTCCCCTCGCCTGCGTTTTTTGCATCTATGATGTATTTTTTTAGGTCGTTGTCGAAGGTGTCCGGGACTGATTTGGAAAACTTAACCGTATATTCTTTCGTGAACTTTTCAACGTTCGGGTTGCTAACAAGAAAGTCCTCTACGTCAAGCCCCTGCGATCTCAGGTGTTCGATCCCCATAATGCCGCCCTTTTCGACAAACTCGCCAATCTCGATTATGGATTCTTTGTAAATCTCTGATTGCATGGCCTTTTTGTTAAGCAGTTCGCCGCTTGTCGTTACCGCTCCCTAATCGGCCCAGAGCTATCCGGGTATATTTGTCGAGTGTTTTATTGAGTGTTCTTGACAATCGCTTTTGTGGTGGGTCTAACGGCTTTTGTAGCTCTTTTGTTTTCATAGGTGCGGTTTGCTGTGGCGGTTCGCTCCCTGTCTGGATTAGGTTCATGGCGAGCCACGGTTCGTATCCCCAGTCAACGTCTTTTTTACCCTCTTTGGCACGTTCCATATTGATTGACGAATACCCGGTTCGTAGATTACTTTCCCGTTCTTTAAGTTTATATTCCCTGTCCTCTGGGATGGTCGAGTCATAGGCTACGAATAGTTGACCGGGTGCGTTGCCGTACATTGGGACGAGATATTTATTGATGGTGCTGGCGATTAGTTTCAAGCGCGGCATTATGCCCTCTTTTTGGTAGCGTAGATCGTCTGCCTCTACTTGCGCACGGCTGTTAGCGTTCTGAAATCTTGATACGGGATTATCGAATATATTACAAATCTCTTCTCTCGAAAACTTTATCCGGACAAGGGCGTTCGCTTCACGTGGGGTAAATCCTATTTGATGCAAGGCGATATCACCTGACAAGAAAGCTGGCTTACCGGCGTTGGTACTTCCTTGATGGCGAGATGTCCACTTACTCATAAATCGTTCTTCTTGATTTTTAGTAGTTCCAGCCTTTGGGTTTATCAGCAAGTCCGGCCGCGCCCCGTTGTCGTATAATGCCTGCTCATACTCTCGTTCAGAGTTAGTGAGGAAAACTTCGCCGATGGCCGCCTGTAGTGGAGATAGTCCGTCAATAGGGTTTGATGGGTTGGGGTATCGGAAATATACAATCTCTTCCGGTTTGTAATGAATTGTTATTGAACCGTTTTTCAGTTCATAAGCAACAATCTTTTTTTGTTTCGGGCTGTAAAGAGGCTTGGAAAACTGAGCCTGAAGCGGGACGATTTCTTGTGGTATGCCTATCGAGTTTCGCGGTGTGTACCAATAGTTTTTGCCGATTAGGTCAAGATAAAGTTGCGTCAATTCGAAGCCAGTCATGGCAGGGTATAGGTCGTTAAAAGTATGCAATAAAACGTTAAGCGGATGGTCAACAACTTCCTCGACGTCTTCAGAGTCAACGATTTTGTATTCGGTCTTCAGGTGTTTCTTTTCGGCATTGTTAAGTATTCGCGTCTGGAACCGCTTAGTACCGCCCCGGACATATACCCGCAACGTTGCACCTGCCACGTTCTCGGCGTTTGTCTTACAACAGCCATAAACTATTTCTTTGTATTGTGCTAATAGGTCGGCGTCTGAAGTGCCGCGATGTTTGGAACTCTTTACTGTGAGCCTGTTATCGGATACCTGCATTGAGTTGCCGTATAGTTTCTGGACAGCACGTGCGGTCTTAAACGCTTTTTCCTCTGAAGACATACGCTTCATCGCCATAGGTAATACCTCATATTGTCGTTCGGAGGAGGAACGCCACGTTTTTATTGTAGCACATAAATTTCGTTTGTCAAGTTTTTTTATTTATTTCTTTTACTTTCATAAATCAAGTTCGGTGGTGTTTTACTTTTCCACTCCCCGCACCAATCGGATGGAAGCACTCTTGCGAAAGTTGACCATCCTTCATTGGTAAACAACCCTACTGGGGGATAACGGCGACAAAGAAAAACTTGAAAGTATTTACAGGTTTTACACGTTTCCATATTTTACCCCCATCCTGATGAGTCTAAATAATCTGTTTCGATAACTTCCCGCTCCTCTTTTCCGGTGCTACTGCCATCCGATATATCGATACGGCCGCCGTAATACTGCATACATAGGTAGCGTAATGCGTCACTACAATGGTCTGCGATCTTTAAGGGCTTGTCGTCTCCGCGCTTTTGAGCCGCCGGATCCCAAGAGTAACTCGAAAACTCACCGATTAAATGCTTGCAGGATTTATGTACTAACAACTTCTTAGCGTTTAGCAAATTGCCGACTAATTGAATACCATCCAGCACCGCGTTATTCGCTCCTACCGCAGGTATGTTGCCATCAGGTAGCTCAAGTTTAAAAGAGAGCGCGGAAGGGTCCACCACGAACAGGCCCTCACCATGCGTTGCTGTTACCCTCCGCGCCTCGTCTAAATATTGTGAGTTTGTTTTTTGGTGTCCAGCCTCAACGCTGTCAAAATAATATTCATCAACTATGTAGGTAATGTCATCCTTGTGATATGCCGTGAGAATAACGAACGGGTTCGCAGTTCCATAGTCAACCCCATAGGTTACATCGTCAGGCTTGAATCTCTTGACAGTACCGCCCTCGTTTTCCCATTCGAACGTGTGTTTTTCTTCATCAAACATATCGTAGACAACTCCCTCGGCCGCCACCCATAATCCAAGGACATACCTTTTGAACCACAAACCGGAATGCGTTTCGTGTAGCTCTTTGATTTTTGCTTCCGATAACGTGGGGTTGTCTCGCAATGAGAATTTGAAGTATTTGATCTTGACCCCGTCCGCCTTTTCGATAAATCTTTTGTGCTGATAACAATACGTACTGCCTGGGTTGGTTGTTAGATATGTTCTGCCGCCGTCCGCTACTCTACCGATTAGCTGATTGATTGCGTCCTCTGGAAGCTCTGTAAATTCGTCGCCATAACCGCCTGCCAATACCCCGCCTAATAGTTTTCGGTAAGCGCTCTTGTTGTCAGCACCGCCCACACGCGCCCTGCGGTTGCCAACGTATAGATACAATATCCCGGCAATCCGTTTAGTGTAGGCCCTGTCACCGTACATCTCAAGTATCGGCTCGACAATGTTCTTATAGGCTATCCCCTGAGTTTGTCCGAGAATAAGGAAGTCCCCCGGCGGTGGTGTGTGTCTTATGCCGAGCATATCAAGTGGAAAAAGGAAGTTACATTCGTAGGTTTTCCCGGACGTTATCGGGCCGGATAAAATGTTCAGCTTTGCCGTTGCGTTTCGAAACACGTCAAGTTGTCGCTCGGAAGCCGTAATCATTTTTTTAGCTCTTTTGCTATCATTTTACTCTCCAAAGAATACGCTTTTAAGAAACGCTATTTCGTCAGGCTTTTCAAACTCGTCCTGATCACTACCCACTTCGATTAACCTCAACGGCGGAGGTTTGGGCTGTTTGTGCATTTCGATAAACTGCTCTTCGGTTATGGTCTTTTCCCGCCAGCTTACCATATCACACAACAGGCAATTTACCATCGACATTGTTTTCACGTCTTTTTTTATCTGCCTCTCGACCTTTAGCCATGCAGAACATTTATCACATTGAGCGTATAACATTTTGTCCCCCTTCTTAATCTTGTTATGTAGTGTGTCCCATTTGTCCAGTTACTTGTCAAGGTGTGCTTTTAACATCGCCCGTAAAAAATCGTCACGGTTGCCGGACTTATCCCTGTCGGGTACTATGCTGAATATGTCCCAGAGATTACGCTTGCCTATCTCAAGTATCTCGGATAATATTTTCAACTGCTTGCATTCGTTGAACGTAAGCTCACGGTTCATCGCCTTTGTTGCTAAACGTCCTATCTGAGAAGCGGCGGCGTTGGACTGATTGACAAACCCACCACCAATGTTCTTTTTTATCTTTCCGACCTTGTCAACTTCCAAGTCGATTATTTTTTTTGTTGCCTCTTCAGCGAATTTTTCACGAAATTTCCCCTTTTCCCATTTTTCCTCTGTGGCCTTATTCCATATTTGACGCTCGGTGTACCCTGACGATTCAGCAAGGTTGGCTTGAGAGTAGTTCCCCGTTTCGTAGAGCGCCCGGATTTCAGGCCATGATTGTTTGTGTTTAGGCATTACGCAAGCGTCCCATCTCTTTCCTCAAACAACCTACCGCCGTATAATATAAGCGCGAGAGATTCAATCCTTTCAAGATTCTCTTCTGTGTCCGGAATGTATCTTGTGCAATCGGTGCAATCATTGGTTACGTCCAGTGAACAAACGCTACAGACAATTAAGTCTATGTTTAGTCCTGTGCAATGAAATACGCAATCTTTTTTATCCATTATCTTCTCCCTTTGTTCGTAACATTATATTTTACTTCCTAAACGTGTGCAAATATTCTCTGGTACGTCCCACAGCATTTGACTTCCTGTACAAAATATTGGTTCATTTAGTTTTCTAACGCTGCTTAATTTTAACCAATTGTATCCTGACGCTCGCCATATACTATTGCATTTTGTGACAACTCCCTCGTATTTTGCTATTGCTATAATTGCACCGTAAATAACGTTTGATTTTGTAGGTGGGATTATTTCTGTATTGCAGTAGATAAAGTGCGCGGCGAAATCATCAATGACTGATTTTGATTCCCATTTGTAGGTTTTGTTTAGGTACTCGTCAAATAATTCGGTAGCGATTATTGACTTTCCACAACCTGAAGGGCCAACAATTAAACCGATAGACCAATCAGTATCTTCGATAGGTAAATCACCTTGCCATTTTTGATCTATTTTATTTTTAAGCGGGACGTCAAACATCGCGCTAAGTTGCTGGACTCTGACGGTGTTTTCAATTTCCGAATTTACTACAATATCAATGCCCGGCATTCTATCCCCATTTCGTTAAGTTTATTTAGCGTTTCGCCTTGATCTTTTTCGTTATCACATTCTATCATAATTTTATATTCGTACTCAAGATTTTTATCCGGAACTACTTCTTCCGGCTCTTTGTCCTCAACAATATGCTCTATTTCCTTTAATCCCCAGTCCTGTAGTTCCTCGACTTCGTAATTATTCGCCAACACCTCGTAATCAAAAGCCCCGTTCTGGATATTGTCGATTACCACCCGCTGTCTTTCAAGTTCTGGCGTTAATGTCTCGACCGTGCAGGGGATTTCTTTCCATCCAAGCTCCGTAGCGGCTCGGTAGCGTTGGTTGCCTGCGTATATGATTAGGCTTCCGCTTGCGTCGTTTACAAGACAGGGACGACACCAGAACAGGCCGGGGTCTCGTTCGATACTTCTTTTCAGGGCTTCATAATCTTTTTCACTGATGTATCGTGGGTTATTCGGTAATAGTGTGAGTTTGTCAGCTGATATGAATCTCGTTTGTGGCTTTTCCATAAGCGTCCTTCAAAAAGGTGGGGCGCGGAAAAAATGTAATGATAGGAGAAAAAAACGCGCCCCGTATTGCCTAAGTTTACCATACGTAATTTTACTTGTCAAGTGAAAAAAGATTTTATTTTCTCTTTTGCCTTAAAACATTCTATCTGCATTTTTTATCCTCCGTTGGTAGTTGGTAATTTCTTTTGGTCGCTGACCATGTTTTGCATGTGTCTATACCGGCCGCGTCTTCTCGCCACATGGGAATATCTACATTAAAATAACGTCGTTTTCCGTTTTCTATTTTGTAGCTATATTCACCGTCGTTAACTTCCCATCCTTCGTCCATGAGCTTAAGGGCTTCCCACGTCTTCAGATTTTCTTTTGTCTCTACCGCACGGCACTTGATTGAGTATGTATAACTAGGCCCGATAGCTCCGATAGATCCGCTTAGACATGGTTTTGAGCCACCTTCCAGCTCTACAATCCAGCCTTTATCGAGCGCAAGCTTCGCCTGTTCTTTGGTTAGTCCATATTTCTGGATACCAGTTCCGTAGCACGACAAACACGCCTCTGTAGTATTCCCATGGACTATACCACCTTCACAATCTGGGCATTTTATAGTCACTGCCGGCGGTTCTTCAGGCTCGTGTTTCAGGTGTAAGTAGTCCAGTATTTCATTGATCTTGTACACAATCTCCCTCGTGTTTGGGTATTTAATTTTCTCGTTGTGAACAATTTGCTCACCGTAAGAGCCTGTGACGATGGATACTGTTGTGTTACAGATTAGTTTTTCAATCATTTTTTCCTTCTTTCCACAATATTTTTCAATTGCTGTTTTGTTATTATTTTCTTCTCTGCTAAAATATGACACTCAAGGCACAATCCTATTAGGTTCTTTATCCCGTCCGCTCCGGCCCTTCCTCCCATCCCCCGTGGTTCAATGTGGTGTATTGGGTCACGGTGGTATTTTCCGCACACCTCGCAGGGTATATATTCGTCTGGTAGGTAACCGAAAAAGTCGAGGTATATTTTTATGTACGGCTTCATTTTATTTCCGGTGGTAATATGGTTTCTATTATCCATTCGCAGTTGATTTCGGTGTAGTGAAGACTGTGCTCTACTGGATTAAATTCGCCATTAGTAAAATCGTATTCCCTGAACCAACTCCTAGCCTTTCCAGTGTATCTCAGGTCTTTAATTCTACTAAATGGTACAAGTTTTGTTCCTGTGCGCTGTGGTGCGACAATGCGGTATTCGAGAGGATAACAGCCCTCTTTTTTTTCGCCTTCTATTAATACCAAGCCATTCCATGTCCAATACACCCCATTGTAATACGTGAACGGTGTATTAGTTGTTGTTTCTTGCAACCAGTTACTTCTCGCGGCCTCTTTCGCCTCTTTACTAGTGATCGTGGGCGGTGGGCAGAATTTTTCTTCAAGCTCAAGTATTTTTCCGCCCGACGCTCTTCCTCCGATAATTTCTGTAATAATCTCAACCACTTTCCTCATGTCCTCTTTTGTTACGTCCATTATTTTTCCTCCATTTTGTAAAATCATGTCAGCATAATATTCCATCAAAAACCAGTCTCCGCCATAAATATATTCTTCCCCGGGTTCATAATCATCAGGTGAATTGTTGTAATCGGCAAGTTTTTTGTTAAATTCGTCGCGCTCCTGTTGGTTAAATAATCCCTGAATATCATCCTGGATGTCATTGCAACAGTTCATTGAGAAAGTTTCTGAGGACATCTTCAAAAGACTTGATATTATTTTACGATCTTTGTCTGTAATCTTCATTTTATTTCCTCCATTTTTGTTACGCGCCCTTTTTTAGGCGTAAATCCATATATTTTCTTGAACTCAGTTACGTACATTAAATCATCTGGTGCGAGACTTGAAAACAGAGTGTTGAAATTTCCGTCTGATCCTTTTGGTTTTATTTTCCATATCTCGCACATATCCGGCTCATCAGGCCAACCGTTTTGGCTATTATCACGCGACACCCACATTTTGTTTCCCTCCATTTTGTTGTTTCAGTTTCTTTTCTAGCCGTTGACGCGCCGCTTCAAGTTTCACAATCTCTTTTATAAGCTCCGAGACCTCGCCTTCCAGTTGTTTTATTTCTTTCATTTTTTACCATCCTTTTGTTT